GTCCATCAGTAGACCTCAATCAACTGCACGCTGAACTCGAACACATCTGCAAGTCCTAGCGTGAACTCGTTCACGTCGTTGCTCGCAGCGAGCGTGAACGGTATGTTGTGCGTCGTGATTTGGTCGAAGTTGGCCAGTCCACCGGATAATTGCACGGCGGGTTCGATCAGGATCGTGGCCTGACCCGAGCCGTTGCTGCTCACGTCCTCGCGCACCATGTAGACCTTCGTGTGCGAGCCGAACTTTATGAAATCCCCTGCCTTGAGGATCGCTGAACTCACGGACCAGCCGCGCGTGTAGACCGTTCGCCCGGACTGCGCGTCGTTCGTGGGCGAGACTTGCGCGCCGTCAACGTAAGGATTTGGCGATCCCGTGGAACCTGTGCCGCGCGGCGTCTTGAGCAGCGTCGGGAGCACGTATTGAAAGGTGTCGTAGCGCCCACGCTGCGCGATGAGGAATGCGAAGATCGGCGCTAGGCTCGCGCGCGTCATCGGCGGGTAGTCTAGGTCCAGAGTCCAACGCTGGCTGTCGGTCGTTCTGGCCTGCCGCTTCAGGGAATGAGAGATTGATTCGCGCGTCGGCTGCACGGAACCGAAGCGCACTTCGCGCGGCGCGGGAGAGGCTGGGAAGGTTCCGGACATGTTCAGAATCCCGCGTTTTTACCGGAACGATGGTGCGCGCGGCGCACCGCCGACAGGATCACGCGCTGCCCCTGCGCGGTGGACATCATCGCGGCGAACGATTGCGCGTCCGTGGCGTTGATCGTGGTGTTATACGTTGCTCCACCGAACTTGCTGTTCGGCACGATCTCACCCGAGGACGCTGGCACAAACAACTCCGGCCCAGCCTCCCCGACGATGAACGGCTGCCCGGCCGTAGCGAACGCTCCATATTGCGCCCCAGTAAGCCCGAAATCCTCGCTCGCCCCGGTCTCGCCACCACCACCGCTCGATCCGCCACTGAATAACTTTTGGAAGAATCCAGAAATGCCAGCAGCCCCAAATGTCTTGGTGGCCGCCTCCTTTGCGGCGATGTTGACAAGCTCGCGGATCACGGTCTTCGCGAAATTCCTAAACGCTTCGCCCGCCTTCTGCGTGCCCATGATCACGTCCGTGAACGCGTCGGCCCACGAGTTCGTGAACGTGCTAGCAAGCCGTTGACCGACCAAATCCACCTGCGTCCCGAGTGACTCCATCGCGGCCTTAGCCTGCTCGGCTTGCAGCACCAAGGCGGGGTTCTTGGAGTCCTCCGCGATCTTCTCCAGCTGCTCGACGATAGCCTTCAATTGATCGACCGCCTCGCGGCGCTTGGCACCAAGCAGGGACATCGCCTGGAACTCTCCAATGGCACCGGATCGCTGCGCATTTTGGATGCGCTCCTCCTCGATGGCGAGACGCGCGACTATATCATCCTGCTCTCGCCGCGATTGGTTGAACGCTGCCTGCGCGATCTGCAAGTCCTCGTATTGCTTCAGCCGCGCCTTCGCAGTTTCGTCGCCCTTGGCCTTGGCGCGCATCTCCTCAAGTTCAAGCTTGATCCGTCTCCGCGCCGCCTCCTCCGTCCTGCCGGTCATTTCGAGAATCTGCGCGTTGATGCCAGTCAGTTTGTCCTCGTAAACTTTCAGCGAAGCGTCTTTTTGTAAGTCTCGAATCACGGCAGCGGTCGCGCTTTTTTGTTGCAATGCCTCTCGCTCTCCAAGAAGTGAATTGAGCTTGGCCTCAGCCGCGATCTTTTGATTTGGGTCACCCTGCGCCGTCGCCAACTTGAGCGCATCTTGCTGCGCCCTGATCTTTGCGTTCATCGCCACCATCTCGGCGCGGTCAGCCTCCTCGGCGATCGTGCGCCGCATCGCATACTCCTCCCTGATCGTTAGGAGATTCATCGAGGAGTATTGCGTCAGGATCGCGCTGCGTTGCTGCTCCAAGTCTTTCGCCTGTTTCAAGGCGATGTCGGCTCGCACCTTGTCCAGTTCAATCTGGCGCTTGGTGTCGGAATCGGTCAGCTTGAAATCCAATCCTTGCTTCGTCCCAAGGCGTCGCGTCATGACGTCCTGTTCGCCAGCACCAGGTAACGCGAGAGCTTCCTGGCGTTGCAGGAACTTGGCGAACTCCACTTGGCGCTTGATGGAATCCATCATGCGTTGCATGTCAGCCTCGCGCTGCGTGTCGCCCTTCGCCGCCGCCTCATCGCGCTCCGCCTCGAACTCCCGCAAGGCGGTCGTCATGGACTTGATGTTCTCGCCCGCTGATCTCCACGGGTGCCCACCGATCTGTCCGGCGAACTCCCCGAGCCCGGACCAGAAGCTGCCGGCCATGCGAGATGCCTCTTGCAATTGCTTTAACAAGTTCCCAAGCGCCGGGATGACGGCGTTGATGATCGTTTCCTTGCTGTCCTCGAACGCGAGCTTGAGCGCGCGCCACGATTTCTCTAGCCGCTCGGCGTCTAACGCCTGCTCTCTCGTGATGCGTCCTTGCACGTCGCCCGCTTCGGCGAGGTCTTTCATCAGCGGGATCAACTGCGCGCTACCGCGGCCCATCAACGCCATCGTCACCGCGACCTTCCCGGCGCCGTCCTCGAACCTGCCGAGCGCCCGCGAGATGGCGAGGAACGCCTCGCCGGGCTTCATCGCGGTAACAGCGTTCACGTCTAACCCGAGCGCCCGGATGGCCGCTGAGGCCGCGTTGCCCTTCTCGTCGGCGGTCTCCAAGTTGCGGCCGAGCTTGGCGAGCGCCCCGCCGAGCATGTCCAAACTGACGCCTGAAATCTCACCCTGCCGACGCAGCGCGTCGAGCGTCCGAACGTCGTCGCCGAGCGTGTCCGCGAGATCGTCGAGCTTGGCGCGCAACTCGATGGACTTCTGCATGAACGCCTGCAACCCGAGAATGCCGCCGCCTATGCCTAGGACTCCACCAACTAAACCGAACGCCATCGACATCTTGCGCGACGCGCTCTCCGCGAGGTGGACTGCACGGCCCAGGTCGCTCTGCAACCGGACGACGTTTGCCGACAGTTCCAGAACTAGGCTGCCCATCGACGAGGCCATAGCTATCCCTTTCGTTTCATTACACTAGCCGCCGCCATAGCAGCGCGCAGCCGACGCGACAGATCAACGCTTTCGTCGCGCTCAAGATACGGCATGAAGTCCTTGGGCTTGAACGCAGAGCCGTCGCGCTTCTTGGCCATCGAGTTAGCCGTAGTTGAAGCGATGATCGCCGCCCGCAGGTCCGCGCGTTGCTCGCCCCACGGGTCAATACGAGAGAGCGCGAACCACTGGCCCAACTCGCTCGGGCGCATCTCGCGCAGCATCCGCGAAGGGCTGGCGTAGCCGAGCGCCAGCGCTAGGGTGAGTATCAGCCGCCGCTCGGGGCGGCGTCGGAGTTTTTTGCTTCGACCTCGCCGTCAAGCCCATTCACCCTCGCGGCCGCCACCAGCAAATCCGACACGCGGCGGCGCGACGCCCGCTTGAGCTTCGGGATGTCGTCGTCGGTGAACGTCTGCTCCCCGTCCTCCTCGAACACGCTCCGCACGAGCAACCGATAGGTAGCGTCGGAGTCGTCCTTCAGCATCGGCAACTCCGCCGCAGAGGCCAGCTCGCGCACGATCACCGTGCGCTTGCCGAACTTAACGCGCTCCTCACGTCCAGCCAGATAACCCTCGTCCTCTGGTTTCATGACTTACGCCCAAGTGACTACGCCATCGATCTCGATGGTGATCGCCGCCTTCACCGCGGCATCCACGCCACCCGACAGGACGAAGCCCAGCACGTAGCCGAAGAACGTCAACGTCGTCGGGGTGGCGTCGGTCAGCGTGATACGGAACTCAGCACGCGTGCGCGCGGCGCGCGCGGTGCGCAGCGTGTTGTGGCTTGTGTTGTCGGGGTCGAGGTTCACGTTGAAACTCACCTGCCCCTCGTCCGGCAGGCCCATCATCTTCTCGCGCATCGTCGAGTCGAGGTTCGAGATGTCGATCACGCTCGCCTGCCCGCCGGGGCCTGAAAAGTCCGTGATGTTCCCGATGTTGGCGAACGATGTCGGGCTGCCCACTGATACAGCGAGTTTGACGCCTTGTGTCTCAATTGCGCTTGGCATAGTTGCACTCCTTTACGTTACGTGGAAACCACAGGAAAAATCCATGACCACGCCCGGTTGCCCGGTCGTCGGATCGTAAGTGTCGCTGTCGAAGAGCATGATGCTTGTGAACTGTGCGGCAGCCGTCTGCATCCTAAGTCTAATCACCTCGGCGATCTGACGCGCGCGATCCGTAGTCAACGCCCACACCGTCACCTGCACGCGGATGCGCAGCGTGTTGCCGTCCAGGCCGTCGATGTCGTTCTCCGGCTGCGTGATCACGCGCTGATAGACTACCGCAGGCAGCGCGACTTTCTCCGGGAGCACCAGCGGGTGCATGCGTTCGCCAACCATTCCGGTAAGCGTCGCGTCAGCGGCGAGATGCGCCTTGAGCGATGACTCGAAGCTCATACAGTCAGCCTCGCTTGGACGCCGAACTTGGCGCCGAGTTTTTCAATCTCCTTGGCCATCGTTTCCGCCGCCAGTCGCCCAGCCCAAATCTTCTTAGACTCGAACGCCTTGCGCATGAACGCCTTTCCAGGTCGTCCTTTGTATCCGAACTCCTGCAACCACCAATAATTAGGATTCCCAATCAGGTTGCTCGGGTCGGCGCCGCCGAGAATGCCGCGCCTCGACCCACGGGTGGCGAATATCCACGTCTTTGTCCGAACTCGCACCCAAACGGTGAGCGGTTGCTTCTTCACGTAGTGCGCGACGATGTTGTGCTTGATGTTTCCGGGAACGCGCTGATTCTCCACCGAGGCAAGGTGGTAACCGGCTCGGTGTTTTGCTCGTGCCTTAAACGCCTTGCGTGCCGATTCACTGTCTAGAACCGGGGCGTTACGTTTCGCCTCATCGCGGATCAGTCGCGCCCCGGCCATAAGCCCTCGGTTTATCACGCCGCCGGTCTTCACCCCGAATTCCTCGCGCAACATCTTAAGGTTGTGCTCGATCTGGTCTAGGCCGCTGATCCCGACATTGACTAGACCCGTGCCGGTTTGAACCCCGAGCGTAGACAATGCCATTAGCGTTCCCCGATCCCTTCGGAGCACATCAACTGCAACTCGCGACCGCGCAACTCAGGATCGATCACCGCGAAGATCGAATAGGTCCTGCCGCCGAACGTCAACCGCATTTGCGCCGTGACCTCCGAGCGATAACGCAACCGCACGCGGTGCGTCACCTCTGCATGGTGCTCCTGCGCGGCGAACAGCTCCCGGCCGTTCAACGGCTCGACGCTCGCCCACACGGTGAAATAATCAGTCCACGCCTCATCGGGTTGTCCGCTCGCAGTCTGTTGCGGCGAGCCAGCCACCAAGCGTTGAACGGTCACACGATGGCGGAGCTTGCCGGCTTGTATCATGCGAGGTGCGCGGGCGATACCATAAATTGTCCTTCCTGAACCCCGGCTCCGGTCCCCGTGCTGCTCCACTTATAGAACCAGTCGCCCGATTCACCAGCGTCAATGTCGGCGTGGTAATTACCCACTGAGTCCTTAGTCACGGTGTCAGGCGACCCGCCGTAGGTGTAGACCGTTGTCACGCCAGCCGGAGAAAGAACCGACAGCGTCACCGTCGCTGGGTCAACGTCCGTGCCGTTCTCGTCCTCGAACAGCGCCGTCACGCGAACCGGTTGCCCGAGATCGTAGAGATTTATCGTCATGGCTCCTCGCCAGTTGTGACTAACGCGTGCCGATGGTCGGCGCCAGTCGCCCGACCGAGCTTGTGATCGCCTCCGCTCGGCCCAGAGCGTCTATGGTCCGCCCCGATGATGTGGACCGGGAACCCATGGACCGCCGTCGCCTCAATGCGGTCCGGACG